GTAGGAATACGGGTCATGTGTGGGTTCCTTTCACCGCGAATTCTTGCGGTATGTTCCTTATACCAAACCGGGGATTTCGAATTGACTGAAGGAGCATCTTGGGCTAAAATTGAGGCACATGTCTAGTCTTTTTCAACCCCCGTTAATCCCCGGTTTGGGCAACAATGCAGGCCCTATGGCAGGGGGAAATGTCGCTCAGACTAAAAACCCCTTCTTCTCCGTTGGGAATCAATTCCTTCCCAGAAACCTCAACGACATCATCCGTTGGGTCAGGTTCATCACGGTCCAAAGTCCGGTGACCACGGAGGTCATCCGCAAACTGGCTACTTACCCCATTACCTCGTTTACTCACTCCACCAGAGATCCTGCTGTTCGCAAAAAGTATGAGGAGATGGAGAAAGCGTTTAAGCTGAAGACCTCTCTGGCTGATATTGGGTTCCAATACTTCACGGTTGGCAACGTATTTCTGAGTATCTATTTCCCGATCAACAGATTCTACAAGTGCCCCAGCTGTGGCTCTCAGTTCGGAGCTAGACACGCCGGATTCCTGAAGTTCACCAATTTCAAGTTCAAAGGGGTCTGCCCCACTTGCAATCACAGCAATGCCGAGTTCACGGTCCACGATATTGCCTCGAAGAATATCGCAGACATGAACCTGATTACTTGGGATCCTCTGGATATTGCCGTCCACTATAATCCGATTACTGGCAAGAGTAAATACTACTACAAGATTCCATCTGACCTAAAAAAGAAGGTCCAACAAGGAGATCGGTTCTTCGTAGATACTCTGCCCTGGGAGATTATCGAAGCCATTCGTGACCAGAAGAACTTCGAGTTTGAGGACGGTTTCCTCTACCACCTTAAAAACGTCAACGTAGGATTCTCGATCAACGGCATTGCCGTTCCTCCTTTGGTATGTCACTTTGCTTTAGTCTTCTACACGGCAATGCTACGCAGAGCTAATGAGAGCGTCGCTACGGATTACATGGCCCCCCTCAGGGCGGTGTTCCCCCAGCCTCAGACGGGAAACTCTGACCCTGTCGTGGCGGTATCCATGCGCAACTTTGTAGGTAGGATGGAAGAGGCGTTTGTCAAGCACAAGCAAGACAACAACCACATCCTGATTGCCCCGGTCCCCATTGGGTACCAAGCCCTAAGTGGAGAAGGAAAGACCCTGCTGGTCAACGCAGAGATTCAGCAGGCGGAACAAACCCTCCTGTTGAGCCTAGGTGTTAGCCAGGAGCTTTTGAGCGGAACTACGAACTGGACCAGTTCGACGGTGGGCCTGCGTCTGCTCGAGAACACGCTTGATAGCTATGTAGGCCAAGTGCTGGAGTTCCTGGAATGGATGTCTTCTAAGACCAGTTCTTATCTGGGCATTGAAAAAAGCACGATGGGCATGACCCCGTTCCAGCTTACTGATGACGCTACTCTGCAAAGCATTCTTATGGCCCTGTCTCAAGGGGGTAACGTCTCCATGACGACGGTCTTTGAGGCCATGGGGAGGTCTTATGAGGACGAGCTGGAGAGAATCAAAGAGGATGCTAAGCTCAAGGCCCGCAATGACGTCCGGACCCAATATGAAGTCAACAGAGCTCAGTATTTGGAGGCCCTGGAAGTCGGTAAGAGCACCGAGCAGGATTCCTCCTACACTGACGCTCTGCAAGAAGCTCAGAGCATGGCGCAGCAACTTACCAATGCCGACCCCAATACCACCAGGCAAGTCCTTGACCAGCTCATGGTGGAGAACTATGCGATGTGGCTGATGGTGTCTAAGCTACTGCAGGAAAACCGGACCGCTCAGACCCAGGCTATCAACCAACAAACCAAAGAGGGGATCGCCGCTGAACAGTCAGGTGGAGGAGGGGGCCCTGCGGCGGGAGGGGATCCCAGCATGGAGGGAGGAGGAGGCGCACCTCCAACAGAACCTGGCTCCGGTAACCTTCCTCAACAAGCAGCATAATACATCATGGCATTAAACTCTCAACCTGAAAATCCCGCCCTCAAAGGTCTTACTCCTACCGACCCCGCTGCTTTACCTGACCTTCTCGCAGCAGCGGCCAAGACTCAGAACAAGCGCTATAAAGTCCGCTACCAGAAACTCAATATGGATGAGTTAGGTGACATTGCTGAGTTGGAAAAGATTGAAACCAAAGTCTGGCAAGGTGAGGCCGAAGTCTATGTACTTAGCAAAAAAGAGTTTGTTTTCATGGACAAAATCTTCATTTTGATCGGCTACCTTGAAGTGGATGCTGCGACGACTGCTGTACCTTCCGCAACCGGAGGTCTTGTTTAATCATGGTGACTAAACTTACTAGAATATTCTCTTCTCCCGTTGAGATCGGACATAAAGTTGATGCCACCCTGGCGGCTGGGCTTGCTTCTCAGTTCCCCGTAGAAGGTAAGAACTTCCGCCTGGAAGTGCACAACGTCAGGGCAGAACGCAAGGACTATACTCACGAAGATGAGAAAGCCGCAATTCTCCAAAGCAAAAGTCTAACTTACCCTATCCGGGCGGATCTCAAGTTAGTAGACAAGGCCACGGGCAAGGTGGTTGACGAGCAGAAAGACTTCGCTCTTATGGACAGTTTCCATTTGACTGGGAAGCACACCTTGCTCTATAAGGGAAACAACTACGGCGTTTCCAACCAGCTCCAACTGCGCCCCGGAGTGTACACTCGTTTCCGAGACACTGGGGAGCTGGAGAGCCACTTCAACACTGGGACAGGACGTAGCTTTTCTTTGACTCTGGATCCTCAGTCCAGAATGTTCTTCCTAGAAGTAGGCAGCTCTAGAATCCCTGCCGCTCCTTTGATCAGCAAAGTATTCGGAATTACCCCCAAGGAAGTGGCCTCTTATGTGCCTCCCGATGTCTGGGAGGAGAATCTGGCCGCTGTTGCTGGCAAGGAAGGGAAGATCATTGGGGACTTCTACAAGCGCCTCGTGTCCACTGCTAAGCAAGTGCCGGGGGCAGAGACCGACCACATGATCACTCAGCTCAGGGAGTCTCTGTCCAACTCTAAGTTGGACGCTCAGACGACTACGTACACCCTGGGTAAACCTCTGGAAGGCGTTACTCATGAAGCTCTACTGAGAGCCTTGAAGAATCTGGTGGACGTTCACCGGGGGACTAGGCAAGAAGATAACCGGGACTCGCTGCAGTTCAAGAGAGTTCAAAATCTACCGGACTTCTTGAGAACTAGGTTTGAGAAGGAGCACCAGGTCGTAAAGCTGATCAAGTCTCGCATGGCTCGAGAACTGGACAGACTCGACCCTAACAACCCCAAGCTCAGGGGCAACATGGTCCCCAAGCCGTTCAACAAGTTCTTCTCTGGGTACATCGTAGACAGTCAGTTGGTTGCTACCCCTAGTGAGACCAACCCTGTGGAGAGCGTTGAAAGCGTAGCCAAGGTTACTGTGCTGGGCGCTGGAGAGGGAGGTATCGGGGAGGAGAGAGGCGTCCCTATGGGGGCCCGAGACATCGATCCCAGCCATCTGGGTATCATTGACCCCTCCAGAACTCCGGAGAGCGGGCACGCGGGTATTGACCAGCGGTTCACCATCAGTGCCCACAGAGATGATGCAGGGAACCTCTACGCCCGGGTTATTGGCCGTGACGGAAAATACATGTACGCTAGCGTGCATGAGATGATGACTCACACAGTAGGATTTCCCAATCAAGACAAGAAGCCAGGCACCAAGGTCCAAGCTCAGATCCGGGGAGAACTTGGGCAGTGTGACGCCAAGGACGTGGACTTCTGGCTGGCTGATGCCACGGACATGTACACGATCACCACTAACTTGGTCCCATTTCTGAACAGCAATCATCCTGGCCGTTTAACGATGGCTGGTAAGGCTATTCCACAAGCTCTGAGCTTAGTGAATAGAGAGCAGCCACTGGTGCAGACTACAGATGAAGACGGTAAGCCTTTCGTGGAGAGAATTGCCTCGATTGTGTCAACGTCTTCTCCTGTTCACGGAACAATCACCAAAGCTTCAGGCTCTTCCGTAACAATTACTCCTACAGGCGGGGGTAAGCCCATCCAGATCGACTCCGTCAAGAATCTCCCCTTTAACATGAAAGGCTTCCATGATGATGAGACCCTTCTAGTGAAGCCCGGGGATACTGTAAAGCCGGGGCAAGTGCTCTATGACTCTAACTACACCAGAGGCGGGGTTCTTTCTTTAGGTAGAAACCTGAACGTGGCGTACTTGCCGTGGAAAGGGTACAACCACGAAGACGGTCTGGTCTTGAGCAAGAGCGCTGCCAGCAAGCTGTCTAGCCATCATGCTTACAAGGTTGATTATGAGATCAGCAATATCTCCGTAACAAAGAAGGTGCTGGTTCCTCGGTACTTCCCGGGTCAATACACCAGGGAGCAGCTGGATAAGCTAGACGACAGAGGCTTCGTCAAAGTAGGGGCTACGCTGAAGAAAGGCGACCCCGTGTTTGCAGTGCTGGAACACAGAGAGCCTACCGCTGAAGACAAGATGCTAGGCCGGATGCATAAGTCGCTAGTGACTCCGTACCGCCTGGCTTCAGAAGAATGGACTCATGATGAGAACGGTACCGTGGTGGATGCCCACACCGACTCCAAATCTGTTCGGTTCCTGATTCGGTCTGTCAAACCCTTGGAGGTTGGGGATAAGCTCACCGGCCTTCATGGTAATAAAGGAATCGTCTCTTTAGTGATGGACGACCACGAGATGCCTTACAGCGAAGCTACTGGTAAGCCTATGGACATCTTACTCAACCCTGCATCTGTGACGTCCCGGGTTAACCTGGGGCAGCTGATGGAGACCGTGGCTGGCAAGATCGCCAAGGTTAAGGGCGAGCCCTACAAGATCCATAACTTCTCCAAAGACAACAACATTGTCAACCTGAAGAAGGAACTGGAAAGCCTGGGTCATTCAGACTCAGAAAGACTCATCGATCCCAAGACCAAGAAGCCTATTGGTGATAAAGTCCTTACTGGGCCTCAGTATTTCATCAAGCTCTACAAGACCTCGGACCAAAACTGGTCTGCTAGAAACGTCGGTGGGTATGACTCCAACGGCCAACCCAGCAAAGGAGGGGAAGAGGGCTCCAAGAGCGTAGGCTACATGGAGATGCTCGGCTTGCTGGGGTCTAACGCTCGTCATAACTTGAGAGAGATCGCTACGACCAAGAGTGAGAACAGTCCGGAGTACTGGGAGAGGTTCCTCAGAGGAGAAGCGCTGCCTAAGCCCTCCACTACGTTTGCCACCGACAAGTTCCTGAATTATCTGACGGCTGCCGGCATCAAGACCACACTCAAGGGTGGCACGCTCACCGCTGCCCCGCTGACTGACAGAGAGATCCTGGGAATGTCCAATGGGGAGATCAAAGATGCTTCCCTGTTCAGCGCTAAGAATCTGGAGCCAGAGAAAGGTGGCCTGTTTGACCCGGCAATCACTGGGGGAATGAGGGGTACTAAATGGTCTCATTACCGATTGCCAGAACCTATTATCAATCCTCTGATGGAGAAGCCTACCAAGTCTATTCTTGGCCTGTCTACCAAGGAGTTCGAAGGTATTGCTACGGGCAAGATTGGGGTTAAAAAGACCTCGACTGGATTTAGCCTGCATGATGTAGACACCGGCACTAAGATAAGACATGTGGATGTCAATTCGTTGGCATCTAGACCGGTGTCGGAGCCGGAAGTTGAAGAAGTCGAGAAGGATGATTGATGATCAATAAGTACCTCTTCAAAATTGAAGGGATGATAAAGTCAGCCGTAGTAGCTTCCTCTGTAAAGGCCTACAGAAGAGCTTTGGAGCTAGCTCAATCGGGGTCGCATGATTTCCATGGAACTTCTATTCATAACCTCCCCTCTATATTGAGTAAGAAAACTCTTCAGATAGGTAAAGGAGGCCGCGATGTTCATGGTAAAGGGGTGTATTTTGGCAGGGGTAGGCCCGTTGTAGGCTCAGAACCAAGCGGGGTTACCTCTCAGATAGCAGTGCCTAAAAGTGAAAATAGAAAAATTATCCCCGATGCGGGACTGGTGGGGGAAGATTTTGCCCTGGACACTAAGCAGGTAAGATT